GTTTATACTAACATCAGTGACGCAACAACTATTGATGTGAACTCCGCAATATTCGTAGCAAAAGAAACGCCGAATGGTTTCTACGAAGTGTCGTTTGGTAACGGTGTTCGATTCACTAACACTACTCCTAAAGCGGGTAACAGAATACTAGTTGAATATACTACAGTTGCAGGTCCTTCAGCAAATGGTGCTAGAGTATTTACTGCTGAAAGTACTGTGGGCGGTAAGACATTAAACATCACTAGCGGAACTGCTGGCGGTGGTAATGAAAAAGAAAGCATCGAATCTATTCGTAAGAATGCTCCTTATCTCTATGCGTCACAGAATAGAATGGTTACTGCCGAAGACTATGCGGCACTAACACTACGTAATTTCAAGAATGTTATCAGCGACATTAAAGCATGGGGCGGACAAGACAATGTTCCACCTAGATACGGTTCTGTATATCTTTCGGTTGACTTTACTACAGAAGATGCTACAGTGATTGCATCTACTAAAGAATCAATTAAGAAACTTGCTAAAGATTTGTCTGTTGCATCGTTTGAACTTCAGTTCACAGATCCAGTTAATACTTTCTTAGAAGTAACTACATTCTTTCAGTTCAATCCTAGATTAACATCAGTAGGTCAAAGCGCAGTTGAAGCACTAGTACAGAGTGCAACTTCAGATTACTTTGATGAGAACCTAGGCAAGTTCAATCAATCATTCAGACGTTCTAATTTGCTGTCAGATATTGATGCTGTTGATGGTTCGGTACTGTCTAGTCGAGCATCAATTAAGATGCAATCAAGATTCGATCCTGCTGATGGCGCGATTGATTATGTCATCGACTATCCTGCTCCAATTGCACAACCTGATGACGTTGAATATACCATACAGAGCGAGAACTTTTTCTTGAACGGTAAGACTTGTTTCTTACGTAATAGAATTAGTACAAGTACAATCGAAGCAATTAATGTTGCTGACGGTCTTGTTGAATCAGATGTAATTGGATCATATGATGCACCTAATGGCGTACTTACTCTTAATGCCTTTGCTGGTTCTTTGATCTCAGGTGAATTCATGAAGATTGTTGCAACACCTGCTAATGAATCAGTTATTAATCCAACACGAAACAATATTCTGAAGTTCGACAACGAAGCGTCTATCGCCAGAGCAGTGCTTACAGACACCTTATAAATAGATCCATATTACTAAAGAGAAAAATAAATGACATCTGCAATTACTAATACGTTTAGGAGTCTTCTTTTAGATCAACTGAAAGAAGACATCGACGGCAACAGCGAGAACTATTACATAGGTCTTGCAAGGGCGGACTTGATTACCAATCCTACGATTGAGAACTCAGTATATGCGCAGAATCAAGTTAGACATTCTCTTCAGGCAGTCAAGGCGCTGAATAATGCATCTCATGTTATTAAGAATGTTACTTGGTCAACTGGATTTGCATACGAAGCATATAACGATGCGATATCCGCACAAGAGAACTTCTATGTTATCAATTCATCGAAAGAAGTGTTTCTTTGTATAGAGCAAGGTAAGAATGCTGAAGGTGTTGTTCAGAACTGTGTGAACGAACCATTCGCATCACACGAGCGTTCTGTTGAGAATGGTGGTGGACTAGCATCAGATGGTAAAACTTTCATTCTTGAAGACCTCTACAAGTGGCGTTATCTATTCACATTGTCTAACCTAGCATACGCTACATATAAGACAAACCAATGGATTCCAGTTAAGAAAGCACTTGCTGTTGCAACTATCGCTGAAGAGATTGAGCAATATGCACTACAGCAAGCATCGGTTGATGGTGAAATTCTTAGTGTTGAAATTGTTGATGGTGGAGATAGTTACTCTGCAACTCCTGATCTTATTATAGATGGTGATGGTACTTTAGCAGATTTCGAAGTTACTATTAACAACGGCAGTGTCGTAAAAGTAGAAGTTTCACAAAGCGCACTTGATGCATCATTTCAACATGGTTCTGGTTATCGTTGTGCTAGAGCAACATTATCAGCGGGTAACGCAGTACTGCGACCAATCATATCTCCACCAAAAGGCACACATGACGATCCAACTAAGATTCTAAAGTCTGTTGCTCTAATGTTACAAGCAGATTTTAAATCAGACGAAGACGCGAAGATTCGAACAGAGAATGATTTTTATCAAACATGTTTACTCAGAGATTTGAAGAAGTACGGTGATAGTGACGGTGAAGGTGGATATACTCCTACCGACTCAGACTATGATTTGAATGTTGGTAGCGCATTAAAAATTCTACAGATTAATAAAACAGACGGTGTGTTTGGTCCAGACGATTTATTCTCTAATGCAGAAAACACCATACAAGGTAAAGTGTATCACTATGATTCAGCAGGTGATACAAAGTTGTATTATTATCAAGACGAGACTACTGGGTTCGGTAAATTTAATACCGGTGCCGCTCTTGTCAATAGAACCGTAACAGGCACCGGAGAGATTATTCAATTATTTAATCCTGACGTTGACGCCACAACCGGTGATATTTTACACATAAATAATGTTGGACAGATAACACGCGGTTCTAATCAAACCGAAGACATTCGCATCGTAATTCAGTTAGGATAAGAGACTAAAAACATGGCAAATATATTCACATCTAATACGTTATCTGGAAGTTATGCAGACGATTATAACGCTAACGACAACTATCATCAGATATTGTTTAACAGCGGTCGCGCTCTTCAGTCACGAGAACTTACTCAGATGCAGACTCTTATCTATGAAGAGATGGGTCGCATGGGTAAAAACATCTTTAAAGACGGTGCAGTAGTAAACGGTGGTGGTGTTAGCATGAACAATGCTTACCACTTCGTTAAGATTGCATCTACTAATCAGGGTGGCGAGTTCGGTGCTATACCAACTGGCACAATCTTAAAGAATCCTAACACTAATGTTTCTGCTCAGGTTATTCAAGCGATACCTGCTAACGGCACACAGACATTTGATACTTTGTTTGTAGAGTACATCAACAGTGGTAATGCTGATGCAACAAATTCACCAATTACATTTGGTGATAATGAAACTTTGGTCGAACAGTTTGCCGCTTCTAGTGCATATGAGTTAGTAACAGAAACTCCTAATGCAACAGGTTACGGTGCTAAGTTTACAGTCGCAGAAGGTGACTTCTTTATTCTTGGTCGTTTCGTCAATACAACAGAACAGAGCATTATTCTATCGTCTTACTCAGGCGATAATATTAATGCTGAGGTTGGATTCAAAGTCATTCAGGAAGTAATAAGTGTTTCAGACACAGACACACTTTATGACAATGCCTCGGGTATTGTTAATACAGCATCTCCTGGTGCTGACAGACTTCGCATCAAACTGGAACTTACTACTAGAGATTTAATTGATTCGAACGATACATTTGTGTTCCTTGCAGAAGTAGAAAACTCTGCAATCAGCGAACAACTACAATCAATCGATGCATATAGTAAAATCGAAGAAGTTCTTGCTCTACGTACTAAAGAAGAGTCTGGTGATTATGTTGTTGAACCATTCATTGTTAATGTAAGTGACAACGATAATGGCACAGATGCTAACTTAGAACTTAATGTAAGTGAAGGCACTGCATATGTAAATGGTTATCGCGTAGAGAATCAATCACCAGTAACTTTAAATCTTCCTCGTCCAGTAGAAACTGAGACCGTAGAGAATGATGTTATCGGTGTGAACTACGGCAACTACTTTGTATGTACTACTAACAGAGGACTTCCTAATCTCGATCATGCAAGAGTTGACTTATGGAGTGCAACAGGTTATGGCGGTAGTGGTACTGATTACGGTACTTGTCGTATTCGTGCAGTAGAACCATTCGGCACTAAGTTTAAAGTTTATGTATATGACATGAAAGTGTTTGCTACAGAAGACCTTGGTAACGTAAAAAGTATTGGTTCTTCTACTACTGATTATTTTGATATTGATTTGCAAGGCGGCAAAGCAGTACTAAATGAAACAACTACTAATAATACAGCATTGTTCGACACAGTATTTCCTCGCATCGAATCTCTTTCTGATGTTACTATATCAAAGCAAGTACGTCAGTCGAAAACTGCATCTAGTAATGCGGTGTCTCTTGATCAGTTACCCGCTGGACAATCGTATTTAGATTCATCTTTATGGATTGTAGGACTTAGCAGTGCAGTGATTGAAGCACCTAGCACATATACAGTATCAATCACCAACGGTGGTAGAGATGCTGCCATATCAAGTCTTGCTAGTGCTACTGGCGCATACGAGATTCTTGCTTATGTACAGAAGACTGCAACAATTCGTACAAAGACGCTAACAACTTCAACAGCAGTTTTGCCTAGTATTACAGATTCTTCTGGTCGTACATTGTTTGATATTGGTGTTCCTGACATCTACTCGGTCGACTCAGTACGACAAAGCAACAGTGTTGGTTTTGATCTCACTGGCGCAGTAGTGCTTGACGATGGACAACGTGATAACTATTATGCTGATGGTAGTCTTTTACTCAAAGAAGGCAATACAAATCCTACATCAATCTATGTTTCATATAAGCACTTTGTACGAGGCAGTGGTGATTTCTTTGCTCCTTCTTCTTACAATGTTCCTTATAAAGATATTCCTATACACACTAATGTATCAGGTGACGTAATTGATCTACGGGATGTTGTTGACTTCAGACCCGATTTAAACAATACAGATAGTGCTGTAACTAATATTAATGGACTGCCTAGAGTAGGTACTAATATTACTGGTGATATAGAATATTATCTACCTCGTGCAGATAAAGTAATTCTTACGCCCGAAGGCGAACTACAAGTTCTAATGGGACAGCAAGCGCGTGATCCACAGTTCAAAGAAACGCCTATGCACTCTATGGAACTATACAAGATTGTTCTTAACGGTAATACTATTAACGAAGATGATTTGACAATAATTCCAACAGCACAACAACGCGGTTACACGATGAAAGACATCGGTGATATTGATCGTAAGTTAGAAGCACTAGAAGAATCAACAACATTAAGTATTGCAGAACTTGAAGCGAGACTTGATAATGTTCTTGATAGTGCTGGTGTTATTCGTATTATCAGTGGTATGCAAGTAGATGAGCATGATGATCAGGGCAACAGTGAAGTTGAATCGCCTGATTATAAGGCAGCAATTGATCCTGAGAATCGTCTAGTACGTCCTTCGTTTGATGAAGGCAACATGCGTTTAATCTTTGACTCAGTTGCATCCTCTGGTGTTGTTAAGAAAGGCGATAATGTTTATCTTGCACACACTGAAGCGACTTGGACAAATCAAAGAATAGCATCACGTACTGTCAAGATTAATCCATTCGGTCTTATTGACAATGTAGGAACTTTGAAACTGTCACCTACAACTGATGAGTGGAAAGAGTCTATTCAAGATGCCGTTAAGTCACTCGCAGGTTCTGGAAGATTGTTTGGTAAGCAAGCATACTTGTGGAACAACTGGATGTGGAACTGGCAGGGTCGCACTGAGAAAGAGAATGCTGACATTGCTAAGTTAGCAGAAAAGGTTCGTAGTGGTTCAGGTAGAACACGAGCATGGGCATTAAGAACATTACATAACAAATATGGACTGTCGCAATCTGCTACAATTAAACGTATTGTCTCAGGTGCTACTCTACGCAGTTCTATTGGCAACAAGACTGTCGATATAGCATTTGTACCATGGATTCGCTCACGTAAGATTTACTTTAAAGCACAAGGTCTGACTCCTAATACTAAGTTCACTCCTTTCTTTGACGGTACTGATGTTTCGGCATGGTGTCGAGAAGAGAGTACATTCAAGCAATGGTCTGATAGAACAGATGAAATTGGTAACTTGTTCACACACTCACAAGTTCTTGGTCATCCTAACGGCACTAGTGAACTTATTGCTGATGCAAATGGTGAAGTGATCGGTTCATTCTTCATACCTAATCTTACTCCAAAGTTAGAAGTTGCTCACACTAAGTATCGCGGACGTTTTAACAAATATTATCTACGATTCAGAGCAGGCGCA